CGGGTCCGGCAGCTCGTCCAGGAGCGGATGGAAGTCGAGGCGGTCATGACCGGCCACGCTGAATGGCTCGAAGGCAAGGACGGCAAGCCGATGTTCTCATGGAGGGAGAAATGCAGATGAAAACGACCCTAGCGTTTCTGGTCGGAGTTCTGGTCGGTGCCTATGCAGCCGGCCAAGTATGGCAGGAGGAAGCAATCAAACGTGGTTTTGCAGTAGTAGACAACAATCAATTCAAATGGAAAAAGTGCAAATGAGCATCAAGATCTCAGAATTCATTAACGACCCGTGGCAAGCCATTGCGATTGATGCGATGCGCCGTGGTTTGGAAATCACCGCCAAGACCGGGAAGAGACTAGATAGCAATGGGACAATGATTATCGGGCTTTGCGACGTGATCCTAGAGATGCAACAACGCATTGAGAAGATGGAGGGAAACAGGCTCCCGTGTGGGGTCGTGGAGGAGGCGAAATGAACGAAGAACTAATGACCAAACTATTGGAATACATTGACGCGGCAATCGACGTGCAATTTGCAAAAAGAGATTACCTTGACGGAGGATTGTCTGAATCGCGTGTAAAATATCGTGTAAGAGACGAGCTGTTTGAGCTGCTTGATAAGGAGGAGGCGAAATGAATCCAGAACAACAACGCATTGCTATCGCGGAAGCGTGTGGAAAGTGGCATTCCGGCTGGCCCCATGAATACATGAACCAAGCCGACCGGCTTAGACACATTCCCGACTACCTCAACGACCTCAACGCCATGCATGAGGCGGAGAAGCTTTTGGTAAGATTGCAGTGGGTTTCTTACTTAAGAAGACTTCAAACGCTTTGCGACGAATCAGTCACTTGGCCTATTCATGCCACCGCCGCCCAACGCGCCGAGGCTTTCCTTCGCACGATTGGCAAATGGGAGGAATCGAAATGACAACCATCACCAAAATCAATTACAAATGCCCGTTCTGCCGCGTGGGATTTATGCTTACCACGCCGGAACCTGTTCCTCCTAGTACCGCATCAACCATCAATATGACCATCACGTTCAATCAACTACCAGGCTACAGACACAGATGCAGTAGTTGCGACAAGTCGATGCAACTCGACACGCCGTATCCAATCACAACAGAAACATCAATCTCACAGTTATGAACCAACAAATCAACGACGGAGGATCCGCGTTTCCTCACGAAACATACAACGGTTATGATAGCGGCATGACCCTCCGCGACTACTTCGCGGCGGCGGCGTTGCCTCAAGTCGATCAGAGAAGCCATGGAACTCCAGATGACATAGCACTGGAATGCTATCAACTAGCCGACGCAATGCTCAAAGCGAGGGAGGCGAAATGAGCAACCATCTTGGTGACGCCAACAAAATGGTCAGCGATACGCCGAGGACGGATGAGAATACGTTTCGGGCTTACACATCGCCGGACAATTCATCCAGGAGCTGTGTTTCTGCATCGTTCGCTCGCCAACTCGAACGCGAACTGAACGCAGCCAATGAGCGCATCAAGCGATTGATAGAAGCTGGAGACAGGATGGATTTGTACGCCGCCCCACATGATTCAGATAGATGGAACGAAGCCAAGGAGGCGTTGAAACCATGAAAATCAAAACCCTCGAACAACTCTACCAAGCCGCTCTGGGTAGGCGTTCTGTTACCTGCGGCATGATTCACCGCAAGCCGACACCTGCTGCTTGGGTGATTTGCTATCAAGGAAATTTGCTGCGTCAACTTTTCCGAACCGGCATCTACCTCTACAAGCCAGCCAATCGGAAACGCAAAGCCAAGGAGGACAAGCTGTGAACGAATACATGAATCCAATCAAATCAGTCAGCGCCAATTTCAACAACGAGCCATTGCTCACAATCCATTGCGATGGACGTGTGACGACAAGCGATAGGCTCAAGCCAGAAGAGACTGCCGCGCTTGTGCTGGATCAGATCAAGACCCAGTGGCTGAAGGATGCACAGGCCACGAAGATCCGCGAGCTACAAGACCGCATCAAGCGGCTGGAGGAGGCGCTTGAGTGCATTAGAGAATACTGGAACCGAGACAACAACCAGCGAGCAATGGTAGAAGCTTGCTGGTACGCAATCGACAAATCGTCAGAAGCACTCGAAGCCAAGGAGGCCAAGCCGTGAGCGAGAAACACACGATGCCGTCGCAAGTCTGCAAGCTGGAGCAAGAGGTGCAATTCATCTACCGCAGCAAGAAGGGATGCATCAAAGTGGCCAACCTGATGGAGGCCAAGGACTACGACAAAAACCCCGAATGGGAACACCTAGCAACGCTCGATGCGCACCGCTGGATTGAGTGCATGCTGAACAACACGCAGAAAGAGCGGAACAAACAGATCAAGGAGATCCTCAAATGATCACCAAACTCCACGAACTGCCAACGGACCACAAACTCCGCAACACCGCCATCAAGGACCTGGATGTCCGCATCATCTGCCGGCACACACGCTCCACCCGAGATCCTCGCACCTGGAAGATCAAGGACGATACCTTCAATCGCCTCTCCGAAACTTGGCAGACCAACTTCGACTTCGTAATCATGAACAAATGAAGCCAACACCACGCACCGACCAGTACGTCGATAAGTGGATCAAAGATCGAATCGCACTCTAGCCAGACTTCGCAAGACAACTCGAAACAGAACTCAATGAACTCAAAACAACGATGGGTTCGCATCAGCAACAAAACCAAGCAGGCCATCCTCAAGGCAAACCACTCCTACTCATGCACGGAACTCGCCAAGATCCACAACATCGCCCCATCCAGCGTCTGGAAGATCCGCAAGGGGAACTCAAACGCTGGAAAGACCTCGCCCACGCCCTCGCAGCCTGCCTCGGCTGCGGCTGCACCCAACAACTAGGCCTCTGCGTCCAATGCCACAACGCACAGAAACGCTACCGAGCCTGCCAAGTCCCACTCCAATGAGAACACCACTCACGGAATCCATCCCACTCGTCACCGACCTCCGAGCCAAGGGTTGGACCTACAAATCCATCTCCCTCAACCTCGGTATGTCACGCCAACGCGCTCATCAGATATTCCAGTTGGCCAAACAACGACAATACGCATCCACCCTGTGGACCCACGGACTCAGCGTCCGAAATATCACCATCCTCGGGAAACTAGGGATCACCAGTAAACAGGAAGCCAGAGAGGCAATCAAAAGCGGCAGGATCCGACCGCTCGCATTCAAGAACTACGGAGTCAAATCCTACTCCCAACTCGTCACCTGGCTCGATGAACAACAACCATGAGCCGACACACCTATCCACTCGTCGAATCCATCAAGGTCATCCCGCTCTCCGACGGACGCTCCATCCGCATCCGCAGGGATCGTACCAAGGAGAACCTCAAGACCAACTACGGCGACGGTGACATCCACCTCACCTGCGTCGCCCAAGCACATGACCCCATCGAGATGATCAAGACCTTGGCCCGCCTGGAAAACGTCCGCTCGGTCGAACTCCTCGACGCCAAAGGCAACGGCATCCAGATCCACAAGGAACACCCATGATCCAGTCCTCAACACATGACCTCGTCAACGCACTCAACATCCTCTCCGCAGAGATCCACTCGGCAGACGGTGCAGCCAATGCCGTATGCGCCGAGGCGGCCAATCGAATCCTGCAACTCATCGCGCTGACCAAGGAACTCAGCGACCACATCCTGGCCAGCCCCATCCATCACCCCAAATGCAACGCCAAGACCAAAGGATCCTACTGTAACTGCATCCTCTCTCGGATCACACCCAACCAATGAAAACCCCACGCCGCGAACAACCATGGTACGAGGCCCGCCTCGAAACCAACTCCAAACCCGGACCCATGTCCAACGCCGAACGATCCGCCTTCACGCTGGAAAACCGCCGCATCCTCGATGACGCTCCACGCCTCATCGCCTACGGAATATCCAAGGGATGGATCAGCTACCCAACCAAGAAAACCCACTTCCAATGGAAACCGATCGACAGTTCGTCAACATCCACAACCCTGCCGTGGTCGTCACAGTCCTCGGGCATGGACAGTATCGCTTAGGCGAGACCAGACGCTCCGTGACCATCTACGAACGCCGGGGCGCTCTCTACGTCCGCAATACCGAAGAGTTCAACCGCATCTTCAGGCCACTCAAGTAGTAGGCCAACCAGCAACGAATCAACGACATGACAACGCTCCAACGAGCGGCGCTTTGGCTCGCCAAGGTTCCGCCAGCCATCTCCGGATCCGGAGGACATTCACAGACCTACACCGCCGCCGTGGGACTCGTCCACGGCTTCGGCCTTTCCACCTCAGACGCCTTCAAGCTCCTGTCGGACTGGAACCGATCCTGCCAGCCGCCATGGACCGACCGCGAGCTGCTCCACAAGATCCGCCAAGCCGACGAGAAACCCCACGACAAGCCACGCGGGCACCTCGCCAACACCTCGGACCATCGCCCCACCCAACCGCTCGACATCACCCGCGTGACCTTCAAGCGACCAGCTCCGGTGGCCCCGACCCCCGGCGCATCAGAGTTCCGGCGCTTCCTCGAAGCCTGCTTCGCCCAGGGCGAAACCGTCTGCATCTGCGACAACGTCTCCGAAGAGGACGGTAGGCCACTGTCCAGTGGCTCGTTCATCACCCGCGAGGAATGGCTCGCCCGCCACGACGAACCCGGCGCCGGGATCCTCGGACCCGAACGACGCGGCGTCTTCGTCCGCATCAACCCGTTCAAGCCCAACCTCTACAGCGGATCCGACAACGACGTGTCCGCCTACCGCCACGTCCTCGTCGAGATGGACGAACGCCCCAAGGCCGAACAGGAGAAGGCCCTCCGCGACACCGGCATGCCCATCTCCGCCCTCATCGACAGCGGCGGCAAGTCCATCCACGCATGGGTCCGCGTCGATGCACCAGACCGCAAGGAATGGGAGGCGCGCCGGGATCTCATCTACAACCTCATCCCCGGCATCGATCCCAAGAACAAGAACCCCGCACGGTTCTCCCGCCTCCCCGGCGCATTCCGCAACGGCTGCCCCCAACGCCTGATCGCCACCCAGATAGGTCCAGAGTCATGGGCCGATTGGCTCAGCGACCGCGAGACCGCCGACGACAAGGCCACCATCGTCACCGTCAAAGACCTGATCTGCTTCGATGAAGACAACGATCCGGACAACCTTATCGGCAAACGATGGCTCACCCGTGGCTCATCCATGATCATCTCCGGTGGCACCGGCATCGGGAAATCCTCACTGATGATGCAGATCGTCATCCGCTGGGCGCTCGGCAAGGACTTCTTCGGCATCGCCCCCGTCCGCCCGCTCCGCATCGGGATCGTCCAGGCCGAGAACGACAAGGGCGACCTCGCCGAAGCCTTCAAGGGCGTCATCAAAGGGCTCAAGATGGCCACCGATGACATCCGCATCCTCCAGGAGAACCTCCACTTCCGCACCGAATCCGTCCGTACCGGGGACGCATTCCTTGCCTACGCCACACGCTTCATCACCCGATCCAAGCTCGACCTCATCATCGGCGACCCGCTCTTCTCCTACTTCGGGGGCGACCTCAGCGACCAGGGCGAGGTCAGCACGTTCCTCCGCAACAAGCTCCAGCCCATCCTCCACCAGACCAAGGTCGCATGGATCTGGATGCACCACATCTCCAAGGCCCAACGCAAAGACGGCGAGCCACTCACCACCATGGAACTCGCACACGCTGGCTTCGGATCCTCTGAACTGGCCAACTGGGCGCGGGAGATCGCGGTGCTGGCAGAAGTAGGCCAGTCGAAGCCTCGACGCTTCCAACTGGCCTTCTGCAAGCGGGGATCGAGGCTCACGGCATCGGCACTAAACCTTCAGCACTCTCCCAACGGAATCGTGTGGGACCAGTGGAACCCGATGGTGATGACGGGGGCTCAACTGAAGGAGCCGAAGCCATTTCCTGCTCGTCGAGGGCCTCGCGCATAGCCTTGAACCAATCCTCCCCACTAGCCGCTTCCTCATTCTCGGGAGCGGCTTCTTGCTGCTGGGGCTCGGGCTCGGGCTGCAGCTCCACGGTCTCCCCCTCCTCCTCCTCCCTATCGCGTTTGCGCGACCGCTTCCGCTCCAGTTGGCCAAGCAACTTGCCCTGCTTGCGGACCTCAGACTTCAGCGCGAACAGCTCACGCTTCATCTCGTTGATGGCACGAGTCAGCAGCGCGACCTTGTCACCTTCCTCAGGCGGCACCCAGTCACACCCACGCCACTGCCGATGCACCATGTCATACACAAGGACCTGCGACTTCTTGTGCCTCATCGAATTGAACGCACGGATCGCCCGGCCAATATCACAACGAAGGTTGTCCTTTATGTGGGTGATAACCTCGGATCGAGTGGGGTCGATGTCGTGCCGAAGCGGAAGCATCAGCCGGAACATGCTGCGGAGGGTGGAACCATTCTCTAGATAACTCATGGGACAAACAACCTACATCGTCCCCGGAAAATCGTCAAGAGAACTCAAGTGAACAGTCTCACTCCACCCCAGAAAGTTAGCATAGATCCCCCTACCTCCCTAGAGGGAGTCTTGTCACTCCCTCTTCTAGGGAGTTAAAAACCGCAACGCCGAGACGCTGCGGGGGCGTTTCAAGACGCCCCGCGCTCGGCGGCGGTTTTTCAGGACCCTCCGGTGGATGGGTGGAAGTGGGGGATTGGGAGGCGAGATGTGGATGCCCCGTAATCGAGCGGGAAGGGGTCGCCAGCGC